TCTGTAAAATGATTACCTAAATAAAAATCAATATCTTCTCTAGCTTCGGTATCCCAATCTGAACGAGCATCTCTCCACTGTCTAAACAACTGGTCATTGTATTCAGCTCTTTGGTCTTTTTCCACCTAGTTAATTCCTTTTTGAATATTAGAACTATCTCTACCTTGCATAAGCTGACTATTAAAATACTCAATTAAGTTTCTAACATTAGAAGAATCAGCAGGAGACATTTTTGGTTCATCAAAATCATTATATAAAAAATTACCAAATTCCGGTTTTCTTTCAATAGACTCAACTTCACCTGATTTAAGTAAAGAATCTAATTCAATTAAATGCATTAAATGCTTTAAAGATTCATCATAAGCACCAAACTCACCCCAATAACCACTAGCTGCAGAACCCGGTTCTCTTTGGTCAAAAGGCATAAAAGGATTTGGAGATTTTTCAACATTACCCCCATCTTGATAATCACCAAATTTTCCTCTAGAAGACTTTAATAATTTTTCTAATTCTTTTTCTCTATATTCTTTAGGTATTATTTTACCTATTCTTGTTAATTCGTTTTCATTTAAAAATCCACGAGGATACATAGCATCAACTACATCACCAATTCTAACATCCTTGCCACCAATTTGTTTTAAATGAGGTTTATTTCTTACTTTTACTAATTCATTTGTAAACTTTTGAAGATAACCCGGATTTATTAAATCCATTTTATCAAATGGTTTATTTAATGTGTTTTCTAAAACTTCATAACCTTTCCAATCGTATAAATCTCTTGGGGTTTGTTTTATTTTCCTACCGGGAGCAACTTTCATTGTACTTGCTATTTTATCTAAAACTGCTTGTTTACCTCTATCTGGCATCATAGATGCAAATTTTTTAGCAAGTTTAGGTAGTTTACCAGTTACTTTTTTTGCAGTACCAGCTACACCAGTACCCGGAATAGCCATACTCATTATCATTTCTATTAATTCTTGGTTTTCAGCATCAACTCTATCAGCGTCTACCATTGAATATTGACTTTGAGGATTTTTTTTTAGAGCTTGAGCTATTTCAGATTGAGCAATAAGTGCATCCATAGCAGAGGTAGCGGTGTTATCACTAACTGCACCGCCTTCTTGATAGCCTTGTGGCTTTATCTTTCTAAGTAACATTTCCATGTCCATTCTTTCAAATGGGTCATCCATTTTCTCCCTCATAAGAGGGTCTAAAATATTTCCTTCTAATGGTAAGATTCCCCTTGACTGAGTAGTACCACCCACATCAGCACCAGACAATGCACCTTTTCCACTTACTTTAAACTTGTAATTAGCTGGATTTTTAAAATTTAAAGTATCTATAGATACACTTTCAGGGTCTGCACCAAGCATTTTAGCATATCCCTCTCTAGTTAAGCCACCTTCTGGAGTATACATACCTTCAGGTTCTTCACCACCTAATTTACCAATAAGTTTTCTAACCATAGATATATACATTTCTGGAGATACTTCTCCACCATCTTGGTAACCAGCCATTTTCTTTTTCTTTTTAACACCGCCACCATACCTATAATTCATTACATCACCACCACCCATGTAGTTACTAACATCTCCTCCACCCATATACTCATTAACAACTCCGCCACCCATCATAGGTTGCATTTGTGCTAATGCGGCTTGTGATATTAATGCATCAATATTTGAATGTGCTGAATTATCTGATACAGCGTTTAATTGTTCTAGAAATGGTTTACCTAACATCTTAGCTGATTCCCTTTTAATTACAAACTCACCGGGAGTTAACATTGTTGGTACAGTATCGGTAGTAGTTCCCGGCATTAGTCTCTTACCTCAAAATGGGGAAAATCGTCAAAACGGTTGTCCATTACTTGAAAATCCATATCCCAGTCTCCGCCCCACCTTAAACGAATACCCATGCCCCTAGCAATCCCAAGAACAAAACCAGCGAATAGGGTTTGTCTTTCCCTGTCTTCCCAATTAACAGGATAAGGGGTAACGTCAACGGCTTTAGAAGGACTAGAATTATGCCTACCATTAGGATACTTAACTTTTGTGCGACCTTCATCATATAATTTATTTTGCCTTTCTTTACTACGATGACCCTCTAAAATAGAGCAGTCAACGTATTTAATTACTTCATTAAAAACATCTTGGAGTCTCTTGTCGCAACTTGAAAGACGTTCTTTTGATTTTTTAGAGTATCTAGGCATTCATCTTATTATACGAATAATCATATATCAAAACAAATAATATTTAAAATTTTGAACCAGTAACCCAGTTATATGCTTTTTTTATTTTATAATAATCAAATTGGTCTTTTTTTACTATAATATTATCCTTACTCATTTTTTCAGTTTTAGGTGGGCGAGCAAAATAATCAGCGTAATAAAGACCATCCATAAGGTCATCATTTCGTGGTTTAGGGTGTTCAAATAACTCATCTACTAATTCTGTCATATGTCTTTGTATATGTAATTTTTTAGAGTTAACTATTTGACCTAGTGCTGTTTCAAGTCTATCTTCTTTTTTAACCCTTGCTGGAGGTTTTACTCCTTTAAAAAGTCCCGGCATTAATCTTTTTTCAGTAGCAGACATTCTTGTTACCATATCCCGAACCATTTCTTGAGCAGCAACAGTTTCAATCGTAACTCTTCTAACAGGAGAATATTTTTTAGCATATCTTATAATTTCAGATGGGACATCAAATGTGGGTATTCTTTCTCTAAAATAATCTAAAACATATCTATTTTTATTAGAGTCAATACCCATAACCATAATTACTTGAAAATCTGATGTTTCCGTAGCTGTAGCTGCAAGGTCAACACCAATGTAAACATTAATTGGTATAGCATCTTCTCCTTCAATAATGTACGGCATATTATTTTCTTTTTTAAACGCACCATTATAGTATTGTATTCTATCTATTTTAAAAGCAGCATTAGATATATCACGAGCATCATTCATATACTCTTGAGCAAATTTATTTACTAGACCAGCTTCTATAAACTCACGTTTTTTAGATTCTAGCTTTTTATCTGAAAATTGTGCTTCCCATAATGGAGTTCCATCTTCAATCGCTCGATAAAAGTTTACTGTCCAAGGATATTCACGACCATCTTCTTGTGCTTTTTTCCATCCATCGTATGTCATTTGTAGATAAGAGTCAAAGTGAACAATAGTACCACTAAGCCATATCCAACCTTCGTTACCGGGAGTTTCTTCTAATGCAGGATACACTGTAGATACAATCCATTTTTTAATTTCAGCTCTACGTTCAGGAGTCTTTGTATTTAATTCAGATTCAAAGTCATCAAGGACAATACCAGTATAACGAACATCAACTTCTGCACGACCCCTCAATCTCTGAGAAGTACCTTTTGCAATCATTCTATCGCCTTTTGCAGTAACAATATCTTTTTCAGTCCATCTTTTACCAACTGAACCACCATCCATTGTTCCAAAATAATACTTTATCATCTTATTGTTCTCAAAATGACTCCGTAAGTATTTAAGGTGGTCTATTGCCTGACCTTGTTCTTCTGATACCCAAGCGATAAAATGCTGTTCATCTGTTTTAGAAAAACACAGTTTGTGCATAATAGCAGCTTTTGCCATTACAGATTTACCATGACCTCTTGGTATTATGTTACATATTCTAGCTCCCGGCTTTGTTGTAATCATTTCTTTAGCAATATGGTAGTGGAAGGGGGCTGATTCAGACTTCTTTAAGAAATCATTTGGTAAAAAAGCTCTGCCAAAGTAAATGAGGTTATTATACGAGTTCTTGAGAATTTCGTCCCTTTGTTTCATTTCATTGGGACTTGGTGTTATATTAAAATCTTTTTTAAATGGCACAGGCATTATGCTTCGTAAAAATCACTACCATCAAAACTACCGAACTGAAGAAGGTTGTCTTTTAAATCAAATATGCTTTCACAAATATCACATATCCAACCACTTAATTCATCTTTGGAATCTATGTATGGTAATTTATTCATTATTCTATTACCAACAACTTCACAATCACAAGCTGGGCAATAATCTACACCACATATTAATTCATACAACTCTTTTCGAGTAGTAAGTCTTACTGGTATATATAGACTATGCTTTTTTTCCATTAAGTTTTGGATGTTGCGGTTCTGGTAAAACTCCAGCTCTAAAAGCTTCTAACTTTTCCTGACTAAACCCTGTAAATTCTTGTATCAATGAAACAGAGTCTACTTTCTTTTCCGTACTTAACATTCCTGAAAGCTTCATCAATGTTTCAATGGCTCTCATTTTATCAGAATCTTTTGAACCCTCTGAGTCAACAATATCTTTTGTTTTTTCTAATAAATAAGATTTTGTAATCCCAGTTTCATTTAATAACAATTCTATTTCTTTATCTATCAACTGTCTAACCTTTTTACTTTTTAATAAAACTTTTGTCTTTTGTTTTGCATAATCTAAGCTTTTAGTATTCTCATGAGCTTTCATAAAAGCATCAATCGGTTTCATACCACTAGCTATATACTTAGCAAATATACGCTTAGATACAGATAAATTGCCGTCTTTTATTTTGGCATACCAATTCTTCTTTCCAAAACGCCATATATCCTGAACTGGCTCTCCCTCAATGTTTATTGTTCTTTTAATATTAGCCATACCCAATAAGGTTCTGATGTATTCATCTTCTCTACTTTTTTTTCTATCCTTGGTTTTTATTTTACCTCTTTTAATAACTACGGTTACTTGCCCATCATCCGTTTTAATCCAGTCGCCCGTATTTGCACCTCTCCAGTCCGATTGAATGGTTTGCTTAGGGTTATGTCGCCTAAACTCTTTTTCGTCCTTATACAGCGTATAATCAACGCCTTTTATCTTTCTAGTATAAGCCATGCTTAATTATGGTTGTTTAAAAACATCTCATCTGAGAGTATTTCAAACTCTTTTATTGCTTTTACTCTTGATAGTAGCTCGGCAATCTTGCCATAAGTGGAGGAGGTGGGATTCATAACATCTAGTAATTGTATGTCATCACCAAGCTTTTTTATTTCATTTAAGTTTGTAAAAACATCAACATCATCATAGGAACTAGTTAATGCCTTTTGAAAGCGAGTCTTTTTTAAATCACGTTTTTCTTTCATGTGTTAATTTAGTAAAAGTGTTGGTAATGGTAAAGATAATAAAGTTTTCCACAAAGTTATCCACAATACTTAGTATAGCTATATAGTAGTATAGTATCTGTCAATAGTGAGTATAGTATTATAGTATTATAGTAATATAGTATAATAGTAGTATAGTATAGTAGTAGTATAGTATAATATAGTAATATAGTATAGTATAGTACCCCGCCCAAGCTAAATCTTTAAAAAATTGAAAAAAATTAAATTTGTATTCGTGTTCTTCTTATAATTTGCATGGGTACTCCCCCTAAGCCGATTAAGGTTGAAATACTTGAATTGAAAAAATCACTTTTGATTGCAGGCTCGTTAAAATATGCAGGTTAGAACCTCAAAGCATGCAGGGTAACATAAGACCTATACCAATAATTCAATGATTAAGTGTAACAATATCAGCATTTAAAATTAATTTGGAACTTAGTACTTCAAAAATGCAATAAGAAGTATCAAACGGGATATACTTTTTATATCAGGAACTTGCCAATAGTATTAATGTGAATTACTCTAGTAATACTCAAGGTATCCAATCCTGATTCAATTAATACTATTATTTTATTGAATCTTAATTAAGGAAATAAACAAAAATGAGTAAAATATTAAATAGTTTAAAGAATATTAGTACCAATGGTATTAATAAACTTAAAGAGATAAGAAACACACATAATTGCGGTGTTTGTCATAAACTAATTAATTCTAACTTAGACGATAACGTAATGTATTCCGATACTTTACAAGGATGGTTTCATCATGAGTGTATTAATACTCTACCTAGATGTAATTCTTGTGATAATGCAAGTTTTCATTTGGAGTCGGGTATTTGTTCACGTTGTATGAATTGTCAATCTATTAGGAGTTATTCTTATAGACCAAATCCCATATTTCACAGGGTTAACAACAAGAAAAAATCTGTTTTAATCTCGGATTATGGAGTGTCAAAGTATGACTTACCGATTTTACATTTCGGTGTGGAAATTGAGGTAGATAGACATAATGATTATGATGATGATTATGATGATGATATTATTCTA